TCTATCCTAGCTGCACGAAGGTTCGTACGGTCCTGCTGCGCGCTCAGTCTATCCAGCGCGATAGCTGCATCTTCATTCGTAGACATGGCCATAAGGGGATTACGCATCGCTTCTTACCTCTTGCTAGTGGACTGGAGCATAGCGCCAGTGCATGGCGCTATGGTTCAGGCTACTAAGTTATCGCATTCTCCCACCGTATCGCGGACCGCAAGGCGTCGATAGCGCGGAGGGCATTCGCGTGCTTAGCTCGCGCTGCAACCTTGTCTCCCTCAGAATAGTGCCGCGCTTCGAACGGGTCTGTGAATACGGTTTGTAGACCGTTCGCCCCTTCCGCCGCGCTGTCCAGCAGCGCTTGCGCTTGCTCTGGGGTTATTTCCAATCGGTAAATGGTCTTAGGCATTCTCGTTACTCCTGTCTGTTCAAGTTTGGTCCCTGTACACGTTACGTGTACAAGAGCCAAAGTTGAACAAGCTATTAGCGCTTGCGGCGAGCGTAGGGCATGCGGCCTGGACCGCGTTTAGCGTAGTTGCGGGCTTTGCCCGACTTGGGCACGTTCTGATAGGCGGCGAATAGGTTAGCTAGTGTGTAGTTGCTCATAGGTCATTGCTCCAGTGCAAGGGTTGAAGGTAACGCGCGCTGTCCTTTGGGGTAAAGAGTTGCGTCTTAGAAGCCTTGCGCACCAAGTAACGTGCGGTCAGGAATATACGCCGTGCGTCTGTCAGGCTCTCGCAGCTTACCGACATTAGCCAGCGATCATCCTGCCGCACCACAATGCGATAGGTTCCTGCCCAGAACAAAGAGGCCATCGTATTTCCTACTTTGTACTCTTCGTGCTTGCCTGAGACTAGTTCAACCGCTTTAACCATTTTTGCTTGCCCTATTACCATTGGCGCGGCGCGCGCTTACTGCCTTTATCTGATATCGGTAGCGAAAAAGATAGAATCTTTACGCATCTTAACAAAGAAGCGTTACCGTTACCGTGCGTTTGTTAAAATTCGATATTGGGGTAACGGTCGCGGTAACGGGGGTTAAGTGATTGAATGTAAAAAGGAATTAAAAAAGTGTTACCGCTGTTACCTTAATTTACTATCTAAAAGGCTAGGAGAAAATATGATATATGTTAAATGGGGTAGGCATAGGGGATAGGGGATAGGGCCTATGTATTATGTAAGGCCAATTCCCCTAGGGTTTTCCGCCCTATTTTTGGGGTAACAACGGTAACACTGTGCTTTTTCTTGGCAATATGCCTTTTGGATCAAGCATTTAGCGCCGTTACCGTATCCTGTTACCCCAATGTCGAATTTTGACATTGGCACGGTAACGGTAACGCTTTTGTGCTTTTAGGCCTTATGCCTTATAATCGGGCAATGAGTACAAGCACACTATTACCGGCCACGGCCGACTCCCTAGCCCGCGTGCACACGGCGGAAGCCATGGGCCTATTGGTCCAGGCTGTCAGGGGTGACGTCCCTGGCATCAAGCCTGGAGAGCGTCTGCGCGCGGCTGAGACCATATTGGACCGGGGTCACGGCCGTGCGGTCCAGGCTGTCATAAGCGTGCCGAGTAGACAGAAGCTAGCGGCCGTTATGTCGGCGATGTCTGACGAAGCCCTAATGCAAATTGCACGGAGGGGGGAGTACCCCCCGAACGAGGGACCCAACGCACCGGGTGAGCAGGCGGGTCCCATACAAGCAAGTGCCGACCCCTCCATGCAAAGTGCCGGTAACAAACGCACATGGGCAGATGCAGAATACCCACTGCCTCGCCTCGAATCGCCATACAGCAATGCGATCGATGCCGAATTCATTGACCCCAACGATCTGTAGTTGACACGGGTGGGGGTACCCTCTATAGTTGCCTACCCCCACCCCCATTTTTAAAACACCCCCATGCATATTTTTCTAAAAACTTCCACAATTCGGAAGGTTCTTGTCTAACACCGAGCAGATCAATCCGAACCAAGCGGCAGCGGAAGTACTGCGCCGCCAACGGGCGCGTGACTCTTTGGTGGAGTACGCCCGTTCGATCGATATTCCGGGTGCACCGGCCAATGACAATCCGGACGAGGAAATCTTCAAACCGATCGAGACGTCTCTGGCCAAGCACCATATCGTTATCCTGGAGGCGATACAAAAATGCGTGACCACGAACAACGGCCGCTTAATGATCTTTGCACCACCTGGTGCGGCAAAGTCGTCCTATGCGTCGGTGGTAACGCCGGCTTGGTGTCTGAGCAAGTGGGACGGGTACAGGATCATCCTGGCGTCCTATGCATCCCAAATAGCGGAGAAGCACTCGCGCAAATGCCGATCGCTCTGCCGCCAGCAACGGCAAACATCCATATGGCCAAGCCGTCCGACACTGTCCACAGACCAGAAGGCCATCGGTAACTGGTCTCTTTCAAACGGTTCGGAGTTCATGGCGGCCGGTATCTTGGCGGGCATTACTGGCAACCGGGCGAACGGTATCTTGATCGACGATCCCGTCGCCGGGCGCGAGCAAGCGGACTCCGAGACGATCCGCGAGAAGACCAAGGACGAGTACCAGGATTCAATCGACAGTCGTTTGTTGCCGAACGGATGGGTCATTCTGATTCAGACCCGCTGGCATCAAGACGATTTGGCCGGGGGTATTCTGCCGGAGGACTACAAGGGTGAATCGGGCGACATCGTCTGCCGGGATGGACAGACATGGACCGTGCTCAACATTCCCGCGCGGTGCGAGCACGCCGACGATCCGCTAGGCCGTGAGATTGGAGAGTATCTCTGGAAGGAATGGTTCCCGGATACCCATTGGCAATTGCGCGAGAACAATCCGCAAGGCCAACGAACCTGGAACGCACTGTTCCAGCAACGGCCGACGGCAGGCGACGGGTTAGAGTTCAAGCGTGAGCAGTTCCGTTGGTACAACCCAGACATCCCGGTCGGCACGCCAGGTGGATTGCCCGCGGTTCGGATGCGCATGTACGGCGCCAGTGACGTCGCGACCAAGGAGAACAAAGGGGACTTCACCGAGCACGCCATAGGCGGACTGGATAACAACTCAGACCTCTATATCAAGGACTGGTGGTACGGGCAGAAGACTTCAGACAAGTGGATCGAGGCGATGGTTGCGTTGATCGCGCGGCATCGACCGATGCTCTGGGCTCACGAGTCCGGGCCGATCGACCATGCCGTAGGGCCTGCGATCAGACGTGCGATGCGCGAGAACAAACCGATGCCGGTGTACACGAAACTGACACCGATGCCCTCGATCAAGAGCAAAGCCATTAAGCTCTCGACCCTACAGTCGTGGGCCGCGCAAGGGCGCGTGTGGTTACCAATCAACCGCCCGTGGGCCGAGCGCTTGGTCGATCAGTTGTGTAATTTCCCCGCCGGCAAGTACGATGACGCAGCCGACGCGCTGGGTCTTTTGGCGAGATTGCTTGACGCCATGCTCACAGGTACGTTAGAATCGGAGCATCGAAAGCCTCAACTCGTTCCGTTTACCACCGCTTGGCTTGAATTCGAAGAGCAGAGCGACAGGAAAATACGCTTCAGATGACCCCAAAGAACTGGACCGTTGGATACCACGTGCGCACAGCCGACGGCGTAAGTCTTGACTTTACGACGGACCTTGCTGCCGCGCGTAAGTACGCTGACCAGATCGGCGCCCATGTCTATGAAGTGACCCGTTCCTCGGGCCGCTCGGTACGAATTTAATGGCCACTCCAGATATGCCTTTCCAACTCATTGACCAAGCGGTCGATGACGCCCGTTTCGAAGAGATGGACGACGTTGAGAAGGAGAAGATCAAGTCCGAAGAGAACGCGGTCAAGAAGATCGCGGACGAGTACAAGCAGTCGCGCGACTTCGATAAGTCGATCCGCTCGCAATACGCGATCGATCGCCGCTACGCTGCCGGCACTGCGGACCCGACATGGGCCGTGAACACGAACCTAATCGGTAGCTTCATTGACATCTTGGTCAGCTTCCTATACTCCCGTAACCCGGACGTATCGGTGAAGAAGGCCCCACAAGTTGATAACCGCGGGTCCAAGGACATGGACGCGTTCGCCAAGACCATGGAGCTGGTGATTAGCCGCCTCTGGAAGAAGGGTCGATTGAAGGACGCAATCCGTAGGCAAGTGCGATCGTCCTTGTCGACCGGCCCAGGTTGGATCAAGGCCGTACTCATTTGCGATGCGCCGGATAATCCGCAAGTAACCAGCGAAATGAACGACTTGCGCGACAACATCGAGAAACTGGAAGCAGTTCGTACCGCGCTTGAGAACGTAGCGGAATCGTCTACCGAGCAGGTTGACGCTGAGCTAGCGGAGCAAGCGGAGTTGATCGAGAGCCTTGAGAAGAAGATTGAAGCCACCATTCGCAAATACCTTGCGGTCGATTTCGTCGCCTCTCAGGACATGCAGGTCTCATTGGATGTCGCCACGATCTCGGATCACTTGTCCGCGGATTGGAACGCGAACTCGACGTACATGCTGAAGAGTCAGTTGAAAGCGAAGTTCCCCCGTCTCACCGACGAAGATGTGAAGACCGCAACCTCTTATTACCAACGCCAAGTCAAGGACCTCCAACCCCTGACCGACAGCATTGGTGTCATGTCTGGTATGGACGGCATCTTGAGCCCGGATGAAGCCGAGCAATACACTTCAGGCGCCAACGGTAGCGGTCAGTTCTCAGGCACCGGGGACAACGGCCCTGAGTTCGCGAAAGTCATTGAACTATGGGACAAGCGCACCAATCACATTAAGACGATGGTCGAAGGCGTGAAGCGTTGGGCTAAGGAACCGTTCCAACCCGCTTACGCATCGAGCCGATTCTACCCGTACTTCCTTGTCGCCTTCTACGAAGTCGACGGCGCACGGCACCCACAATCGCTCTCATGGCGCATTCATAAGCTTCAGGATGAGTACGCGCGTAGCCGATCGAACTTCCGATTGGTGCGCGAGCGCGGGATTCCCGCGACACTGTTCAACCAAGCTGGCATGTCGCCCCAAGACATCGATAAGATCACGAAGTCGGTACACCAAGAATTCGTCGGCATTACGCCGGCAGACGCAAGCACACCGATTCAGAATTTGTTCGCCGCGAAACCGGTCGAGAAGATCGACCCACGGATGTTCGACAACGCACCGATCCTCTCAGACATGGAGAAGATTTCGGGTGTTCAAGAAGCACTCCAGTCGTCGGCCACCAACGACAAGACCGCTACGCAAGCGAATATCGAGCAGAGTGGCTTTGCATCACGTACGACAGCCGATCGCGATCTCCTGGAGGACATGCTGAACGACCTCGCCAACTACACTGGCGAACTGGCGCTCGGCGCCTTGACCATCCTGGATGCGCAGCGCATCGCGGGTTCAGGTGCATATTGGCCTCACGGTATGTCGGTCGATGATCTTTTGACAATGGTCGAGGTCGAGATCGAAGCAGGCAGCACCGGTAAACCGGGCGAAGAGCACGACGAACAAGCTTGGGGCGTTATCCTTCCGGTGTTGAAGGAAGCGATCATCGAAATTAATATGGCAGTGAAAACGGGCGACTTCGCCCTTGCCAAGATACTAGCCGAACTAGTACGCGAAACCATGGCCATCATGGGGATCACCACCGACCCAGAACGATTCTTGCCGCCGATCCCAGAGGTACCCGACTTGGGTATGGCTCTACCCGGAATGGGTATGCCCGGCGCACCTGGTTCAGTGCCCCCTGTCGGCTCGGACCCGTCCCTACCCCCTAGCGCGGGACCAGCTGACGGGGGCGCACTGTCTGCACCCAATTTAGAAGCACCGAATCTGCAACCACCAATTTTGTAACGCTAGGGGAAAATTATGCCGATCAACGATGAAGATTTATTGAGTGCGGTATCTGCGGGTGCCGAGAGCGCGGGTAACTCCTTGCCAGTTGTAGAAGAGCCAGCAGACGACGAGGGGACGGCTGAAGGCCAAACCCCAGAAGTCGAGCAGGCAGTTGAAGGCGAAGAGCCTGCCGAGGGTGCGGAACCAACGGAAGGTGACGAACCTGCCGAGGATGAGCAAACCCCTGAAGAAAAAGAGGCTGCGGAAAAAGCCGCGGCTGAAAAGTTAGTAGTTGACGAAGCCGCGGCAAAGGCAGCAAAACCAGCGGGCGAGCGCGGCCCCGACGGTAAGTTCCTTGCCAAACCAAAGGCCAAGGAAAAAGACCCGGTAAACGACCCGATCCCTACCGAACTGAAAAAGGAAACGCGCGAGCGCATCCAAACGCTTGCCAATACCGTCAAGACGGTTGTGGGCGAGCGCGATAAGGCAGTCACCGAGTTCAAGGAACTGACTAGCTACATCACTGAGTCCGGTGCCACCCCACAACAGTTCGGCGATGCGCTGAGTTACCTAAAAATGGTAAACAGTGGCGATGTTACCCAAATGGAACAAGCACTTGTCGTTATGCAGCGGGAAGTGGAAGCCTTGGCCAAGATGCTCGGCAAACCGGTACCCGGCGTCGATATGCTATCAAGCCACGCTGATTTGCAGCAAGAAGTCAACGACGGCATTATCAGCCAAGTGCGCGCGGAAGAATTAGCGGCGGCGCGTGAACGTCACAGTATCCAAACAGTTCAAAGCCAGAACCGCCAAAC